TGCTAATAATACATCTCTAGATACGTAATTAGGTAATGTTATAATTTCATATTTTAACCCTACGTTAACTATAAAAGCATCTTTTATATTTACAGCATCTGTTAATAACATGTACTGAGAAAGATAAGTTTTTAAATTTTGTTTTAAATTTGTAGTAGCTATTGTAACTTGTTTTTCTGAATTATAAGCTAAAACATATAAAGATAATGCTAATGGATTTGAATCATAAGCTCCACCTAGTAGGTTAGCATTTGTAGATTGATCCTGTGTAACATAAACTTTAGATACAGAACCGTATAGTGGGGGTAGTGATAAGCTTCTGATTGCGTAATCTTGTAAAGTTACCGCTCGATTTTGTTCTGAATAAGCTCTTAAACTATTCTGTCTCAGTTCATCTACTGAATCTCCGTCTCGTCCACCGGTTGCTGGTAAAGGGTTATTAAAGGTTAGTGTATTTGCTTTACTCTGATCTGGTGCGGCTACTGTTACTAACTCTACCTGGTTTATACTATTAGCAGGAACGTTTGATTCTACTCCTCCTCCTACTATGTACCTTACAGTTAGGGTTGTATTAGACGGTGCTATGCCGTATGATTTTGAAAATAAAAAGTTAGAAGGATCAAAAGCATAATCTAGTCTACTAATACCTTGATTTGTTCCTATTCCTACATTAGTAGGGTCTGGTAAAAAAACTTCATCGTCAGAAGCACTTATGTTTATACCTGCTCCAAATTGGATCTGTAAATTCCCTTGAGAGGTTAGCCTAGTTACAAAACGTCTAGGTACTTTTTTCAACCTTAGAAGACTGGGTACTTGGTTTTTATCAGAAGATGTATTGCTTTGCTCTTCGTATATTGTATCTTGACCTAAAAAAGGAACTTCATACCAGTTGTTTCCATCACTATCGGTAATATCTAAAACGCCTACTATGTTAGTATCTTCTATAGTTAACGTAAGAAACTTTTCAGATGCACCTATTATTTTTGTACTTTGTTTTAACTCTCCTGAGATTGCATTTACTTTTTTTGTAAGTTTATATTCTGCAGGATACCCATTAGCAATACTTTCTATTCTAACTTCTGTAGGGTTTAAAGAGCTTGAGAAAGCAAAATCGATTTTATCGTTTATAATAAATTTAGGGTCACCAAATGTAGTTGCTCGTAATCTTGTATTAGGTTGTACTACTAGTGCTTGATTCCAGTTAGGTAAGTAGTTAGGTGCTACTGCGTTAACTCTTTGAGATACTTCTATTTCTACTTCTGATACATTTGTGGATTTAGGACGGTACCCCATCATGTATGCTAAGTTGTACAGGTTAGCAGGATCTTTAGCGTGTTGTAAAAATGTCTCTTGTAGCTGTGTATCTTGGTAAAAAGAGAGTACATCACCCACATAAGATGCCATCTCAATAAACATCATACCCGGGGAGGTAGGTGAAAAATCGTTATACGTATCTGGGAAATAATTCTTAGCAAATTCTACGAGTTGTTCTCTAAAATTACTGAAATCCCTGTTTATATATTTTATGTCTCTTTCTTGGGCCATTATTGCTGAATATTAATAATTACTTCATCTTCAATATTACTATCTAAGATATTATATTTTAAATAGAATTCAATTGAGTTTTTATCTGGATCTGCTATTAAAGATATATCATTAGTAATAACTTTTGGAAAATAGTCCATTAACTCTTGTCTTATTTTAATCTTTAAGAAGTTAAGTTTATCTTCTGTTATTTGTTCGAATAGTTCTGAAGGTAGTCCACTACCAAAAGATGGGTTCATATATCTCTCACCTCTCCCTGTAAGAAAATAATTAATTAGGTTATTTCTAACTGCATCTTTAGTAAAGTAGTTAGAATTAAAAACAGCTTGTCCAGAAAAAGGTAGATTTACACCTACAGCTTTTCTTGGCTGTCTATCTAACGGATTTATTTTCTTTACATCAAATGCCATTATTCTATTCCTTTACGTTGTTTATCTTTCTGATTAGCAGCTTCTAATATCTGTTTTGCTTTACCTATAAAAGGCAATTGGCTTAAATCTATTCCTGGTTGACTACCGCCTTCTAAGTTCATCTGATGTGCTACTGTGCTAGCCATGCTTGGCATATGAGCTCCTTCGCCCATAATAGCTGCTGCATCGGCTGATGTCATACTTGCTCTTGTCATTTGTAACATATCTTCGATCGGGTTACCGGTTGGAACATACTTTTTAGGCTGCGGAGCAGGTGCTTTAAAATTAGTAACCTGCTTAGCTTCTGTTTTTTGTTCAGTTTGCAAAGAAGTAGGGTTACTGGCAATCTTAACAGCTTCGATTAATACCTCTCTAAGCTGGTCTTTAAATGCTTTTTCTACTTCTTCTCGTATAACTTTCCTAAGTTCTTCTAGTTTCATATTTATAAATAGTTAGTATATTAAAGTTTATTATTGTAATTGGTCTAATCTGAATCTAATCTCCTGTACTAGCACGTTTATATCACTAGCAAAAGAAGGTTGCCCTTTCATTACGATTATTCCTTGAGAGTTTCTAGCTACTGCAAAGCGTCTTTTAGCTATAGAAGGTGAGGTTGTATCATCTATAACTTCAATTAAAAATTCAACTCCGTTTCTAGCTTTATATAGCCCAGTCTGGGCTGGTTGTAGTTGTATTTTGTAACTTCCTAAATTAACTTTAATACTATCTAGTAATCCTCTATTTACTAGACTAGTATTCGAGAGTCTATTTAAAAGGTCCTCTAGAAGTTTCTGAGTATTAATTTCATATAGTAACCAATCTAAACCTGTTAAAGGATTTAACCAGGTATCAAGTCCGTTTTTTGCTCTATTATTTACTATATATTTGTTTCCATCTAATCCTTCTACGATATCTCTTCTCTCATCTGTATGAATATATATTATTCCGGATTTATAAGGACCTCTAAAACAGTTTCTTCCATAGTTACTTCCATCTTCTACACTGTCTGCATACTTAATTGGATCAATTAAAGTTTCTTGTACTAGTCTTGGGACTAATCTTGAAATAATAAAATTCCCACCTATATCTACTAACCCTAACTTAGATAATTCTTCCGGTGTTAGGCTATCTTTGAGTTCATTTTCTATACTACAGAATGCAATCGGACTATCAAGTAAGGATAACTTAGAATTAATATCATTTAAAAGATTATCAAAAAAAGTTGTATCTACAAGAGCTTCAATTCCATCTATAGTTTCTTTTGTTTGTTTAACTAATTCTCTTAACTTGTTAATTAAGTCTGAATATTTGTTTGATATAGATATAGGTAGACCAATACCTGGAGGAACAGCTTGAGGAATAGGTAATACAAGTAGAACTTTTATTAACTTATCTAGAGTATCTATAGGTGGTTTTAGCTTTTTTGGTAAAGCCTTATATGTATCTATAATTTTTCTAGAACGTTCTGTAAGATCAGATAAAGTTTGTTTTGATTTAACTAATTTATCTAAAGTTTGTTGTTTAGGACATGCATTTGCTTGTACAAAAGTTGATATTGTAGATTGGATTTTCTGTTGCACCTTATCTTGTAGTTGGGCTTGCAATCCTCCTATCTTACTTCCTATAAAAGCAGTTACCTTTGATTCCGGTATAGTTATAAATGGCATACTATTCTGTAAATACTTTTTTAGATTTTAATTCTTTCAACCGAGCTCTTAATGGTTTTATTCTAGCAAATAAGATACCGCCTTCTTTCTTTAGCTGTGCTACTGCTATTGCAGGGGCTGCTTGTAATCCTGAAGGGGTTACTAAAAAGCTAGCAAAGTTTTCTACTGCTTTTATAAAATCTTCTAAAAGATCAACAGTATTTTTACCTAATAGTACCGGTTGTGCACTATATTCTACTGCTGTTCTTGCTTTTTCTCCTAAGAATATTTTCTTAGAATCAATACAAACATACTCATCTGCATCTATATTAACAGATTTACTATTTATTCCTACTGATATTGCTGCTGAAAGTAGTATAGATTCTTCTTTTGCATTTAAAAATAAACGTCCGCTGTTTAAAATTACCTGCGGTTTGTTGTAAGCATTAGATGTTTCCGGTATTTTATTATAAGAAAGCCTTCTAGTATTGGCTTGTTGTAGCGGTATTTGGTGAAATCCTGTAAAATAAAGAGATCCGAAGTTCTTATTTACATCTTCTATAATACCGGCGAAGCCACTTGGTGCTGTAATCTGTCCGTTAGCAATTAATATTAAAGGCTGTCCGTTATTTTTTGAAGTAGTAAGTGGGTTGTTTATATGCTGAGATCCTGTAAACCTAATAGATTGACCTTGACGTCCTTGAATCATAAAATCTCCAGGGTAATTTATAAGAGGATTTATTTTTCCACTCTCTTTAAACCCTTTACCAAATAGAGTTTTACTGAAGTTTGGGTTTCTAGTATTTGGTGAAGCATTATGTTCCGGAGCATTCCATACGTTAACGATACGAGTCCAAGCTTTTCTATTTCCTTTACCTGTTTCTTCTGTGGCAGAAGGGCTAGATTCGATAGCTATTATTTCTCCTACTAATGGAATATCTTTATACCTAATATTCCCTTGAAAAGCAAAAGGTACTTCTGGGGTTTCATCAGGGTCTCTATCAGCACCACTGCTAATACTAGCATAAAAGCATCCATTAATAGCTAGAGCGCTTCCCATTTCTTTGTACCTAGGGTGTTTACTGTCTAGTATAATATCCTGTACTCGACCATAGGTTGTACCGCTATTTGATCCGCCTCTGGATCCTCCGCTACTTGCTCCAACTCCTGTACCTGATCTACTGGTCGCCATTGTCCGTTTCTTTTACTTCTTTGTTAATCGTTTCAGCTTCTTGTAATAATTCAGCTAATTCTGATAAGTCGAATTCTTCTCCTTTTGATTGTCCTGTTTCGATTCGCTGAATGATAGTAGCTAGCTTAATCAGAGCTTCATCATTCTTAACACCAATCTCCATATATTCTTTTATCATAGGTACTACTAATGTAGCATCTCCTATGCTTTCAATCAAGGGTTTTAATTCTGCAATCAAAGCAGTAACTTGCGAACGGGTGGATTTAGAATTAGTATGTATCTCTTGAAATAAATCAGCAAGAGAGGTTTCTCCAAAAATTTTCTTATCTAAACTCATACTTTTTTAATAATAAATAGGTTAGTCGAGAATATTGACTACTAACCCGTTTTCACTATACTCAAAATACTTGTTATAGAATTCTGATTTTAGTTTAGATATTACTCTAGTTAGGTGAGGTGTTTCGCAGTCAGTCATCTCTCTAATATAAATATAGAGCGCTTTTTTCTTAAAGATTTCTAAATCATGTCTAGTCTTAAAGATAGTCAATACTGCATCTGCTATCTTAGCTTCTTGTTCTTTTGGAAAAAATTCATCTACCCTTTCGTACATTTCTGTTATCCACATATCTAGGAATGCTGATAAAGACATCTTAAATTGTCCGTCAACTTCTAAATCCGGTTCATAACACTCTTCTACATCCGAGAAGGATCCTATCTGCTTTAATTTTTTATAGTTCTTATTGTTGTAGTTTATTAACCACCTCTTTACAATTGTACCGAAGTATGAGTAAGCCTTTGCTCCATTAGTAGCATCAAACTTCATAATCTTCTCTTCTAATAAAACAGAAACGATCTCATGTTTGAGATCTTCAATATGTTCTACGTCGGTATAGTAAAATTTAAAGGTATGTATTATATTCTCTGCCAGTTTATAAAACGGCATATAGATATGATCTGTGAATATTTTAGCTCTATAAACGTGATCTGAGGAAGTATTATAGAGGATTATGTAGTCTTCTGTCTCTTTTGTAAAGTAGTTACTTTTAGCTTTCGTTCTTGCCATAATTAGTTGGGAGCATGTATCGGTTTAGCTCTTCTTGTACGTTTTGTAGTTGTTTAAAGAAATAACCGACCTCATCGTCCGACTGAAAAGTTCCTTCTCCGTCTAACTTCTGTAGGTGCATTTTTGCTTCAGCAATAGATGCTGAAATATTGTTTAAGTATTTAACTTGATCTTGTATAACATCTTCATATTTCTCTACTTTAGTAAGTAGGTTGTATATTGCAAACACTGATACAATTAGAAGTAGCCCTAAAATTGATATAATCCAAATCATATTATAAATTTTTAATTAAGTTTGATAAACCTTCTGATGAATTAACAGGGCGTCCTGTAGAGGCTTTAGCTTTTTGTACTTTAGGTTCTGTAACTCCTCCTTTATTCTTCCATAAATCATATTCTACCTTAGAAGCCATAAAGTCTGCTGAGTGTAAAATATTTACAATGTTAGTTTTCATTCGAGAGTCTGGGTTGTGACTAAAGAAATAAGCTTCGTTAGCTTTATCAAACACGCCATCGTGTAGTCTAATACCTAAATACTCATTATGAGATAATTTAATACCGAATCTCTGTAAGATGTAAAGAGAACGGTCCGGAATAAGCATAAACGAGATTTCAGGATTAGGAGTATACATTTCATGTAACTTATCTTGTCTCCATTTATCTGTTTGAGGAATATAACAATCCCTATCTCCGTCACCAATTTTACCTAGATCATGGAAGATAGCTGCCATTACCAACTCTTCATCGGTAAAGTCAATAGAAGCTCCCATAGACTGCCATAATTCTTTTTGTTTTACGGCACATTGTACAACTCTATTAACATGGTCAATGTATCCACCCGGAAAAGCATTATGGTACCATGATTTACTACTAGCAGGAGCCATTACCATATGTTCGGCTAACGTTTCTACTAGAGCTAATACGCTATTTTTACGATCACCACCAATGTAATGGTTAATAATCTTAATATGTTTATCCCAATTTGATTGGATTTGTTCGGCACTTAACATAACTTAGTTTTTTTTATAGGATTCCCCTGCTTTATATTTATATCTATATATTTAATATCTTATATATTTATTTAATATCTTTATATTATATCTAATATCTTATATATTATTGAAGATATATAAAAAAACGCAGAATAGCCACTCTTTTGTAAATTATTTTTCCGGATCCATTAAATTACTTTTCTTTGCACCTGGAAAGCTAGCTTTTTTTACTGGTTTTTCTTCTGTCGGTTCTGGAAGGTGAGCAGTAACAGCAATTAAAAAGTCTGCAACCTCTGAACCTGTATCGGTAATAGGGGTAATCACTTTAGTAGAAGTGGTTTTTTCTTGTACTTTTTCGGTAGAAGTGATTTGAGTAGCCTTTCTTAGACTTTCACCCTCCTTAATCACCCTATCAAGCTCATTTCTTACCTTATCTCCAGCAGAAAAGTTTGTTTCTTTATCTACAAACATTCCCTTGTACTCAGCTACACCTAAAGCATAGATGATTTCATTTAATTCTCGAATAGTTAAATTCATATACATGTTTTTAAATTAGTTTATACCTTAAGATACGGACTATTCCGCAGAAAAACAACTTTAAGCCAGTGAATAACAAAGATTTTTATTGAGAATGAAGGAGTTAGGGAGCGTGCCTGCGAAATACCTTAAGAAGGCCGAAGGCCCCACGCGCATCGCGCGCATTTTGACCCGAAAATTTTATATTCTAATCAACTCTTAGCTTTAATTCTTGCAATAAACTATCAACATTGTAGTCGTAGATAGGAGGAGTCATTGTATTCCTCAATAAATCATCAAAAGATTTTATTACAGCACACCTCTCATAGTATTCTTTCTCTTGATAATAATAGAGTAGGTGGTCGAGGGCGTGGAATACTCCCATCTTATCATATTCTTCGGTAATGACATAGATGTTTTCAAACTTTTTAAGGTTAATCCTAAGGAGATAGGCGTAGAGGCGGTTATAAAATTGTTCCTTAACAGTCTCTCTTACAGATTCATACTGCTCCTTATATCTCATCATGTACATTCCATCGATGATAGAGTAATTCTCTAACCCTCTCACCACCATACCCATTAATACATACGGGTTTTCGAACAAATGTTGTATGTTATGCTCTTCATATATAGTCTCATCAGAGGCATTGAAGATGTTAAAAAGTTTATTCGGGTCTAATTTGTTCAT